TAAACAGAACCCGTAGCAACACCACTAAAAAATGAGATTTAAAGCACTTGTCCATGTCAGATTGAGAGGATCAGTATCTGATGCTGCTGGTAATGCAGTGATGAATAATGTTAAAATGGTTGCCCCTAAACTTCAACCACATTTGTTGAGGATTGGTAAGGCAATTGATTTTTGGTTTGATGCAGAAACTGAAGAGATAGCAATAGAACAAATGAATCTTCTGTCAGATAGAATGCTTTCTAATACTGTAATAGAAGATTGGAGTTATGAATTAAAGGAAACAGAAGAAACTGGAATAGGAAATATATCAAATGATAATGCTGGTACTTCAAAGCATCATCTATTTGAGTGAAACCGAATAAATAAGTAGGGGATACAACATCCCTCTTTTTATTGTTTTATGGTTAAATAGTAGTGTACGCCTTCGGGGTACAAATTACACACTCGCTTTTAAAGGAGAACCATGAACGCATTACAACGCTATCACGCTGCAAATCTTCCAGAATTAATGGATAAGATTTCAAAGCATGGTATAGGGATGGATGATTATCTGGATCGTTTTTTTAATTCAGATTTCCCACAATCTAATTATCCACCATATAATTTAATACAATTAAACAATCATGAGTCAACGCTGGAGATCGCTCTCGCAGGGTTTAAGGAAGATCAGTTACGAGTCTTCACGGAGTTTGGAAAACTATTTGTGGAAGGCACAAAAGAAGAATCGAAAGTTGATGGATCGTTTATCCACAAAGGATTGGCCCAACGTAGTTTCAAACGAGTTTGGACGGTCTCAGACGATACGAAGGTTGGATCCGTCAAGTTTGAAGATGGACTCCTCACCATACAATTAAATAAAATTGTGCCAGAGCATCATGCTCGTAAAACTTACTTAGGAGGTACAGATCATGAAACTAACTAGTCCGTTTAGCATTATAAGAAATGCTATTAGTGATCTCAAACGAGTTCCTAAAGAAAAGAAGCAAAAAGAAAAATCTGTGGTATAATATAAGAGTTGGTAAGGGCAATCCATAAGTCCCCCCGATAGTACAATGGGGCTGAGTATAAGCAGCATATGTACTCCAACTGCGGTAATGCCCTTTGGTGGGTTCAGCATTAGCGGCTATAGGAACCCACCACAAATATTATAATATCATTATGTCAGATTTTGAACCTCTTGATTTTCAGAAAGAAGGTATTGTATTAGATTATAAAACTGCTGGTGTTGATATAGAAGCAGGTAATAATTTTGTAAAAGATCTTAAAAAGAAAGTTCCTAACCTTGGTGGGTTTGGTGGAATGATAAAGGTTCCTTCAGGATACGAGGAACCTATTTTAGTGTCTGGAACTGATGGTGTAGGAACTAAGATTGATATTGCACAAGCTGCTAATGACTATACAACTATTGGTATAGATCTTGTTGCGATGTGTGTGAATGATATAATCACTTGTGGTGCGAAACCATTGTACTTCTTAGATTATGTTTCTACTAAGAAGATAGATGGGAATATTGCTGATATTATGGTAGGTATCCTTAAAGGATGTGAGATAGCAGGTATGGATCTTTTGGGTGGAGAAACTGCTGAACATCCTCAGTATCAGATGAAGATTGATCTTGCTGGTTTCTGTACAGGTATAGTAGAAAAGAAAAAGATTATAGATGGTTCTGCTATTAAACCAAGTGATAGGATTATTGGATTAGCAAGTAGTGGTGTTCATAGTAATGGATATAGTATTATTAATTATTTGGCACGTAGACTTAAGTTAAATTATTGTAATTATCCTGAGTTACTTACACCAACAACCATCTATGCTCCTGTTGTAGAACGCCTTTTAAATGAAGGTGATTGGGTTTATGGTATGTCGCATATTACTGGAGGAGGTATCCCTGAGAACCTTCCTAGATGCCTTCCAGAAGGGGTTAAAGCACACGTTGATTGGAATGCTTGGAGTGTTCCAGAGATCTTCTTAGAGATCCAAAGACAGGGTAATATGGATGAGTTGGAGATGAGAAGAGTATTTAATCTTGGTATTGGATATTGTGTAATAGTTCCTGAAGAAGTGGTAAAAGATGTTCAATCAATGATTGGGTTGCGGTCTTGGGTCATTGGTGATATAATTAATAGCGAGGTATAAAGAAATTATGACCATTAAAATTTTGGTTTTAAAATCTGGAGAAGATGTAATTGCTGATATAAAGGAGATGATGACCCCTGACAATAAAGTTATGGGTTACTTACTTACTAAACCTTGTGTGGTTAAATTGGTGAGCAATGCTCCTTTAACCGCAGAAGAGGATGATTCAAATACTGAACATTCATCAGAGGTGAGAATTAGGATGCATCCGTGGGCTCCTTTAGCAAAAGAAAAAGAAATCCCATTAACATCAGAGTGGGTGGTTACAATGGTAACCCCAATAGATAAAGTTCTTGACATGTACAAAAAACAGGTATTAAAAGAAAATGGAAAAACAGATACAACTGATAGTTCTGACCAACAATCTAAAGTTGGTCTCACAGATTGAGGAAATGCCAGCAGCAGTTCCAGGTGAACCTGACTGTAAATTAACTGAACCAATGGTTGTTACAGATAGTGACACTTTGACCCCTTGGTTGGTGGAAGCTACCACTCAAAATGAATTTATGTTATCATCTGATAAGATCTTAACTCTTGTCGATCCTAAACCCACACTACTTGAGAAATATCAAAACCTCCTTAAATGAAGTTCTACACTAATGTTCAATTGATCGGGAATCAGTTTCTGGTTCGTGGAGTTGAGAATGGAAGAAGGTATGAACATAGGGATGAATTTTTCCCTACCTTGTTTGTTAAATCTAAAAAGAAGACTAAATATAAAACGTTGAATGGAGAAGCAGTTGAAGCAATTAATCCAGGATCGGTACGAGATTGTCGTGACTTCTATAAGAGGTATGAAGATGTTGAGGGATTTGAGATATACGGGAATGACAGGTATATTTACCAATATATTTCAGAGAAATACCCAGAGGATGAAGTCAAGTTTGACATATCTCAAATTAAACTTGTTACTTTGGATATTGAAACTACGTCTGAGCAGGGTTTCCCTAACGTGGAATCGTGCGTCGAAGAGATTCTGGCAATCACAATCCAAGACTATACTACTAAGCAGATCATTACTTGGGGAAGTAAACCCTTTCAGAATAATAGGAAGGATGTAACTTATAATCATTGTTCTACAGAGCATGAACTCTTAGGTTCTTTCATTAATCATTGGATGCAGGATGTCCCAGATGTGATTACTGGATGGAACATTCAACTATATGATATACCTTACATATGCAAACGTCTTCGGAGGGTTCTTGGTGAGAAGTTGATGAAGAGGATGTCACCTTGGGGATTATGTAGTGAGGGTGAAGTTCATATCATGGGACGTACTCATACTACATTTGATGTTGGTGGTGTAACTCAGTTAGACTATCTTGATCTTTATAAGAAGTTTACTTACAAAGCACAAGAGTCCTATAGGTTGGATTATATTGCTAGTGTAGAACTAGGACAGAAGAAGCTAGACCACAGTGAGTTTGATACGTTTAAGGATTTCTATACGAAGGGTTGGCAGAAGTTTATTGAGTACAACATCATTGACGTGGAACTTGTTGACCGTTTGGAAGACAAGATGAAACTGATTGAACTAGCATTGACTATGGCATATGATGCTAAGGTTAATTTTGCTGATGTGTTCTTTCAGGTTAGAATGTGGGATACTATCATCTATAACTATTTGAAGAAGAGGAATATTGTTATTCCTCCTAAAGATAGATCACAAAAGAACGAGAAATACGCAGGTGCTTATGTCAAGGAACCGAAACCAGGACGCTATGATTGGGTTGTCTCTTTTGACCTCAATAGTCTGTATCCTCATCTTATTATGCAGTACAACATCTCCCCAGAGACCCTCTGGGAGACTCGACATCCCAGCTCGAGCGTTGAACGGATTCTAAATGAAGAGGTAGCAGACTTTAATCCTGATTATGCAACATGTGCAAATGGAGCACAGTATAGAAAGGATGTAAGAGGATTCCTTCCAGAGTTGATGGATAAGATGTATGGGGATCGTGTGGTCTTCAAGAAGAAGATGATACAAGCAAAAAAAGATTATGAAAAGAAACCATCAAAGGCACTTGAAAAAGAAATCGCAAGATGTAATAATATCCAGATGGCAAAGAAGATATCGCTTAACAGTGCTTATGGTGCTATTGGCAATCAGTATTTTCGATATTACAAATTGGCTAACGCTGAAGCCATTACCCTGAGTGGTCAAGTTTCTATTCGTTGGATAGAAAACAAGATGAATCAGAAGATGAACAAGATTTTAAAAACGGAGGATGTTGATTATGTTATTGCTTCAGATACTGATAGTATTTACTTGCATGTGGGCCCTTTGGTTGAGACTGTATACAAGGGGAGAGAGAAAACTAATGAGGGCGTTGTTGGGTTCCTTGACAAGGTGTGTGAAAATGAACTTGAACCTTTTATTGAAAGTTCTTACCAAGCGTTGGCCGACTACGTAAGTGCCTATGACCTAAAGATGCAGATGAAGCGAGAGAACATCGCTGAGAGGGGTATATGGACTGCTAAGAAGCGTTATATTCTTAATGTATGGGACAGTGAGGGTGTCCGATATGAAGAACCCAAACTTAAGATGATGGGTATTGAGGCAGTCAAATCCTCCACACCAGCACCTTGTAGAGCAATGATTAAGGATGCTCTTAAACTTATGATGAATGGGACTGAAGAAGAAGTAATTGATTTTATTGATGAGTCCCGTAAGAAATTTAAGTCACTTCCACCAGAAGATAT